ACTAGCTGTACTGCTGAAGTACAGTTGGATTGGCGTGAAGCCAGCTTGAGCCATTAGAACGTACCCCCAGAAACTACGATTGCCGTATTGGTCACGCTAGTCAACTGGCCTTGCGCATTTACCGCAAACACAGGAATTATAGCGCCAGAACCATACGTTCCGGAAGTAACCCCGGTGTTAGTAATGCTGAATTGATTGACCGAAAGAGTGAGACCAGTCCCGGCCGTGTAAGTTGTAGCGCCGGCAGAGAACTGCGTAAAAACCAATGCCGTCGTTCCGATCGTAATCGGCTGCAGCGTAGTCTGAACCCATGAACTGTTCGCGTTGGTTGTACCCAACTGGATGAACAGGTAGTCACCGGTATTGACCTGATTGTACCCAGTCCCCCCGGTATTGTAATCAGTGGACCGTGTCAGAATGAATGGCGCTGCACCAGAACCAGTCTGGGTAACGTCATACACCCCGTTCTGCAATCCAGCGACTTGATCCTTAACAAGAATCCGCTGACCAACCGTCACCGCCACAGAGTCAACCGTCAGCGCAGCATTGGCCGTCGCGGTCAGGGTTGCTCCAACGCCGGATGAGCCGTTGTTGTAGGTGCAAGAAGGAAGCGCAGCAGTCGTGGCCAACTGACAGGCCGCGTGATACTTCAGACCGATCGCAACAGAGTCAACGTAGCTCTTGTTCGTGATGCTGGTCGCAGCAGTCGGAGCGTCTAGTATTGTTCCGCCTGTTGTCGAAATTGACGTGAACGCCCCCGTTGAAGGCGTCGTATTGCCAATCGCGCTGCTGTCAATGGTCGCGCCCGTAAACGCGCCAGCAGAAATTGTCTTGCCTGAAAAATCTAATGCGGCAGCAAGGTTCAGCGTTACCGCCGGAGATCCGGTCGCAGTGATTGCACCCGCGGTCCCGGTAATTGACGTGATCGGTGCTGTTCCGTTAGCCGCCGATGTCACCTGACCTTGCGCATTGATCGCAAGCGTAGGATATGTATAGGTCCCGGCAGTCACCCCGGTCGCGTTGATTGCGATCGTCCCGCTAGTCGTGATCGTGCCGCCGGACAAACCCGTTCCCGCGGTGATGCTACTTACCGTTCCACCGCCGCCGATCGGACCCCATGCGCCTGCGGAGTACCCCTCAAACCCAACGGTGCTTGTGTTGTACCGCACCATCCCGTTGACAGGCGAGCCCGGACGATCGCCGGTGCCGCCAATCGGCAGAGTCGCGCTTGCAACCCCCGGCAACACCGGATTACTGGCCAAGCCAATCGTTGGTGCTCCAGCAACTCCATCACCGTTGGTGACCGCTATCTGATTCGCCGTTCCAGTAATTGACGTAGCGCCGACTGCACCCGCGGTCGTAATCTTCAGCAGACCGTTAGCACTGACGCCGGCTAATGCAAGTACATTACCCGTCAGCGTAATGGTCGGGTTGCCAGAAACGCCATCCCCGTTGGCTACAGACAAGCCTGCAGTACCCGCGGCGATTGTGCGCCCCGTTAGGGTGGTGGAGTCAGTCTTGACTTGTAGCCCGGTCCCGGAACTTATTAGCGACGACAAAGCGCCGTTGGTCGTAATGTTCAGAACACCCTGCGGACTACTTGCCGATAACGTCAGCCCGTTGGTCGCTCCAAGATACCGGCTGTTTGGAAGCGTTGGCTCTTGATTGACCGTAACGAAGGTCTGAGTCTGGTTCGGTGAAGCGGCGATCGCGCCAGTGGTTGTCCGTACCGTCTGACCATTCTGAACAATCGGAACCGACTCGGTTCCAGTAATGGCACCTGCGGCTGGCAGTTGGGTAATCGTGACTTGCGCTGACATTACTCTTGGCTCGGTGGACTTGGAGCAATCGTGTCTTCGTTACCCGTGAGGGTCGGAATCTGCGTATTGCCTTCCGTTGAGATCTGAAACTGATTGCTGCCCTCGGTCAACAAGTAGTCGTCGTTCGCGGCAACACTCACATCAGGACGCGGGAACCTAATTGTAATCCGCTCAGTCTTCCTTGCGGGTAGGCGGTACGGGTCAAACTGGTCAGCGCAACCGGTATCGCAAACCTGCAGACCCGGAAAGTTTGGATCCGGCCTTAACACCGCGTGAGGATATTTGAGACGGCACCGATCGCAGATTGCGATGGCAATGTCAGCGTAGCCGCGTGTGTCAAGAAACTTGGGCACTGCCAGCCTCCGTCACAGAAGCCATCATTTTCTTGTTTACAATCAACGAGATTGCGGCCAATGAATACCCAGTCTCTTTCTGAATTTCAGAATACTTGCAGCCAGAGTTGCGCATCGCAATCACTTGCTTGGCTTTTTCTTCCGACGCGCACCTTCTGACTTTGAGGCTTGCGGCGTTAGATGCTCGACGGTTGCTTCTGATCCTATCTGAATACTCAGATTGCTGCAGCATTTTTTCTTTGAACCTGCTACCAGCTTCTTTCTGATACCCTTCTTTCCGGTTCTTTGTGGCTTCTGATCGAACTTTCTTCATGTGTTCGTCAAAAGCAGGATCAACCGCCCTGCGTTTTTTGATTTCTTCTTCTCTTTCTTTGCTGAATTTAGAATAAACGTCTGGGTCTACAATTTTTTGTAGCCAGTTGCTAGCCCACAAATCACGAACATTCCCGTAAATCTTGTACCGCACAAGATGTGCGATTGCGTGATCAATCGGATGCAACAGGACAAGATTCTCAGGCGCATCAGATCCACCCCGGTAGCGGGGCACAATGTGATGTTTATGAAAGCCTGATAATAAGTTCATCAGCGTGTGTAGACCGACACGTTAGGGGCCATATAAATCGGCGACCGATCGCGCTCTTCCGCCTCGGCCAGAGCGAGATATTTCTCTGCTTGCATTTCAAGGTACTGAACACGTTCCAACGGCACACCGGGAAGCTCTAACGCCATCCGGTGAGCCAACATCATGGTTGTGGCTTCATACCACCTTTGGGGCACTTCCAATTCATTCGTTAGCGCACCAACGTCGTCAATCTGACGCGAGTACCAAACCGTCATCTGCACGAACGGGTCGCTCGGAACCGGCCACAGATACATCTTTGACTGAGGGATCGTGCGATTGAACCAGAACTGGAACGGCTGGTTGGCCGTAAAGTTCTTGTTTGGCAGGTTGGTGTAGTCGTCTCTGTTGAGACGCGCCATCGTGATCTCTGTTGAGTTATTCCCGAAGAACAACTCCCGCAGGCTCAACGTACCCGTAATTGCTCTGATCCGATAGTACGGAACTGTGTATCCCGGATCGATGTCGTACCAGAGCCATTCATTGTCCACCCAGACGGTAGGTCCGGGAGCCGAGATGGTTGTCCATGTGCTTCCGTCAGAGGAGCACTCAAATACCACATTGAACGTGCCAGAAACGCCCGGCAGGACTCCGATAGAGCCGATATAGATTGGATTCGTTGATCCATAGTTAACCGAAATGTTCCCGCCAGCAGTCGTTTGAGTGCAAATTGTCGAAGTGTTGCCGTCAAAGGCATTCTCAACTGTTCCACCTGCGCTGGAGGAGTAAGACCCAGTCGGCCTTGCCATCTTCCTGTATAGCGCTTGCAATACGTCGTTTCCGCCAACAGGAAGGTCGTAGATGTACTGGTCGGCCTTCAGGCCGTACACTTTTTTGCTGATCGCCCAATATTGAATCCCAATGTTGATCAGGTTGGACAAAAGAAAGAACAGCGACTCACGGGCAGACGTTACCTGCTCCGACGTGAGTTCCTCAGCAAGTTTACCGGCCCGGCGTGCGCCGTGGTCGATTAACTGCTGAACATTGATTACCGTTGTACCTACCGTCCCAGAATACGCCACTTACCACTCCAAACTTTGTGGTAAACTACCGCTTCCAGTGCTGAACAAAGGAAGCCCCGTGTTGCCAAGCCAGTCCGAACTGCAGTCAATGCTTGAGTATGATCCGGCCACTGGGATTGTAACTTGGAAAGAAGGCAGGTCCAACATACTTAAAGGATCCGTGGCTGGGTGCCTGCACCCTTCAGGGTACAAGGTCATGGGGTTCAACAATCAAACTCACCGGCTTCAAAGAATCATCTGGGTCTATATGTTTGGGTACATCCCCGAAGGGTTCTATATTGACCACATAAACGGAAACAAAATTGACAACAGGCTTGAGAATTTACGACTTGCGACAAACAATCAAAACCAACAAAACAGAGCGGCACCAAAAAACAGTTCGTCAGGATATCGAGGAGTCACTTGGCACAAACAAATGAACAAATGGATGTCAAGGATTTGCCACAACAAAAAAAGAACAACAATTGGCTTTTTTGATTCCGCACAAGAGGCTTACGATGCCTACAGAGAACAAGCAAACCAATTGTTTACTCACCATGACCGTCTACCATGACGGGCAATTCCAACGCTTCATTGAGGCCCTAGACCGACTTCCTTTCTCGCTCTTTTCCGCCACCGGACCCATCCGAGCGCAAAACGAATCACGCCGTGCTCCCCCTTGAGGTTGCGGGGCTTTGAGATTGGATCCAGTCTCGCTATTGTACTTTGCTCTGCCCTTTGCGGTAAGCCCTGCGCCTTGATCCGCAGGCAATTTCTCACCGCGGCCAATCGCTAGACTTGGGCCTCCGTCCTTCATCTTTGCGGTCTTTGCAGACTCACGGAAGGCTTGCGCAGTCGGTGCGCCCGGAGAGCCGGGTTTGCGCATTCTCTCGTCGCTGCCCTCGGCTATTCTCTTCCTCTTGGCTGCGATGTTGGCGTACAAGCCGCCGCCCTTCATCCCTTTGTCAGCCGCTGCAAAGTCCTTCCCAACCGACGTAGGAATGCCAACCTTCTTGGCAAACTTTGGATTGTGAGCAACCGCCTCCATCAGGCGGTGTTGCGCTGGTGATTTGCTAGGCATGATCAATCAGGGTTTTTGATCAAGATGCCACCGGCGTACATACTGCAAGTCAACGGACCTCCAGCGCTTGCCTTGACGCAAAACTGAATGTCCATCTTCTCTGGATGAGGAATTGGCGCTGTAAATGGCGTCTCTTGTTTTTGAACAAAAACTATTTGATGGGTTACGGTGATCTGACCCGTCGTGTTGTCTTTGTTGTACTCTTGAGCGGTCATGTACGCGCTGGACGTAAATCCAATTGCGGCATCGTACTGAACATAAGACAAATAGAATGTGTAACCAGCAGGTACGGTGTAGATCGACATTTGCGTCTGACCAACACCAGCATTGATTTGCGCGTAAGTTGTCGAACTAATCTTTGCAGTGATGGTTCCAACATTGGTGCCGTTGGTTACATACATTGCGTTGATACGCAGAAACGAATTTGTGGTCGTTACGTTAGTTGTGCCATTGAGAGCAATCGTCTCAGTCAAGGCAACAAAATTTGCACCGCAACCTTCAATACGCACACTCAGCGCAGAAGTGTCTGATGCCGAACTACTGACCAAAACCAAAGGAGCCGCCGTTGAAGGAGGCGTATACAAACCACCGGATTGGGTTTGGCCTTCCCACATTGGGCCTTGGGCTGAAGCACCGATTGCAGCGCTGTAGCCAAAAATTTCTATGCCTGTGTGGCCATCAACCTGCCCACGGGCAACTTGTAAGTCAAACGGTTCATACGCCCCCTGCCGGGTCGCTGACGAATACGTTCCCATCCTAATCTCCAATGAAGACAGGGGCCGAAGCCCCTGCTTTTAACACGCGCCGCCGGCCTTCTTCATGAAGTCACGAGCCGGACCGTACTTTTCGTTACTGTCCTTCTTTGCCGCCTTCATCGTTGGTGCAAACTCAGCATTATTGATGGCCTGCAGTTTTGCGTTGTTAGGCGCAACCCTGCCTCCCTTCTTATAAGTGCCGGAAAGCATAT